TTCGGCCAATAGAATATCTGCTGCTACTCCAACCGCTGGTACTGACAACGATAACTTTGATGGTGTGTTTATTGCATCTAGTAGTGCTGTTCCGGGAGGTGCGGGAGGCACACAGAATTTTGTGGTAGGACCCCCTGCTTATTCTGCTTCGTTCAATTTCCCTTCACTAGCGCTAAGAGGTAATGGAACTCAAGGCGGAGCGGCCGATCCTTATCGAGTTTATTATGGAATTAGGCCAAAATTGAGTAACACCTCAACAGCAAACGACCCAGATTACATTGATTATTTGAGAGGTCTTCCCGCTGATACTAATAGCCATATTCCAGCAAACGCAGATTATGAATATTCATTTATCTTTTCTTTAGATGATATCGTAATCAACACCACTAATAACACGGTTACCTACACCTCTGGTGCTTTCAATGGTACCGGTGGGACTAATTCATACTCAAAAGATAATTCGTTTGGTGATCTCCTTGACAAAAACGTTAAGCAATTCATGATGCCAATGTGGGGAGGAACTGAAGGTTTTGATATTACGGAAAAAGAACCTCTTAGGAACGATTTGATTGGATCTTCTTTAAGTGAAACAACTAACTATGTTCAATACACTTTAAATAAAGCCATCGACTCTGTTAAAGATGAAGAATTGGTTCGTGCAAACTTATTGCTGGCGCCGGGTATCTACAAGCCACTGATTACTAATAAATTGATCAGCACTGCTGAAAGTCGACAAGACATGCTAGCCATTATTGATATTGAAAATGACTACGTACCTACAGCGGAATCTAAAGACACTGCTCAAACTAGAAGAGGCTCAGTTGCCTCAGCGGTATCTTCATTAAAAGGTAGAAATCTTAATTCAAGTTTTGCTTGTTGTTTCTACCCTTGGGTTCAAATTGTTGATAATATTTCTGGTGGACAAAGAGTTTGGATACCACCGTCAATCGCTGGGTTGGGCGCAATGGCACAATCTCAGGCTCGATCAGAAATTTGGTTCGCGCCGGCTGGATTTAATCGTGGTGGTTTAGGGACTCTTGGTGGATCTCGAGGCCCCGCTGTGATTCAGGCTCGCCAAAGACTAGATTCAAATGATAGAGATTTGTTGTATCAAGAAAATATCAATCCTATTGCCACTTTCCCGGCTGAAGGTGTTGTAATTTTTGGTCAAAAAACTCTACAAGCAGGTCAATCTGCTTTAGATAGAATAAATGTACGACGACTGCTTCTTTACTTAAAGTCTAGAGTTAATGATGTTGCTAGAAATCTTCTTTTTGATCAAAATGTTGAGTCCACGTGGGCAAGATTCAAATCTGAAGTAAATCCAATCTTGTCTAACGTTCGTGCACGATTTGGGTTGACAGATTACAAATTAGTTCTTGATGAAACTACAACAACCGCTGATCTAATCGATGCTAACGTTATGTACGCGAAGGTCTTTATTAAACCGGCTCGGGCTATAGAATACATCGTAGTAGACTTTATTATTAAGAGAACCGGTGCAGAATTTGTTTAAAACACTAATTAAATTAAAAGGAGAAACATTACATGTCATTTTGGTCTGAAGCAATGGGCATTGGCAATAAAGAGCCAAAAAGAAAATTTAGGTTTAAGATTCTTTTCAATGGACTTGCAACCACCGTTGTTTGGTTTGCAAAGGGCGTATCAAAGCCAAACTTTGAAATTAGTGAAACTGAACATACTTTTCTAACTCATAAATTTTATTACCCGGGGAGAATCTCTTGGAATGAAATAGAGATGACATTAGTTGATCCTGTTTCTCCCGGTGCAACCGCTCAAATAAACGCGATGATAGATGCACAAGGATATGCAATACCAACAAATGGTAACGGAACATACGAAACCATGTCCAAAGGTAAAGGAGCCGCTGCTCTTGGTAGTGTTCAAATAGAACAACTTGATGCAACGGGTCAGGTTATTGAAAGGTGGACACTAAACAACCCATTTATTAAAGGTGTTAAATATGGTGATCTGGCATATGATGATGATGGATTAGTAGAATTAACTTTGACTCTTCGTTATGATTGGGCTCAATGTGAAATCTTGTCTGGAGATACATCTACCGCTATTGATCAAACTGTTGCAGCAGATATAACCTTGATTGAAGGCGCAACTAGTGATTCACCAACGGACGATTTTTTCAATACTGAAAGTTAAAAGAGGTATGAATGGCTTTTTGGACAGAGCGAGAGGTTACGCCAAAATTTAAAGATAGATTTGTTTTAGTAATAAATGGTAAATTTACAATGTTTGTTAAGACTGTTACTAAGCCTACTTTAACTTTTGATAATAAAGAATATAAAATGATTAATCATTATTTTAAATATCCCGGCTTACCTAAGTGGAATACAATAACTGTAACTTTCGTTGATATGAATGGCGGTGGTAATCAAAAAGATGAACTTGATGCGTGTAAATACTTGTTAAGTTTTGCAGAAAACGGGAAGTATTCAAATCCAACCGAGACATCGTCCCCTTCAAAAAAAGATATGGTTGAAGCGTTGGGCGAAATTTTAATACAACAAATATCTACTGATAAAACCGAAGGGTCAAAAGTAAAAGTCACAGAACAGTGGAAATTAATTAATCCAATAATAAGGTCAATTAATTGGGGAGATTTGGCATATGGCTCAGATGAGTTTGTTGAGTACACCTTAGAATTAGATTATGACTATGCTGAACATTCTAGTGGGCAAAATATCTTTGGTACTCAAGATGTTGATACTGAACAAGAAAACGGTGATACCAGTGAATAAAATAACTTTAAACATTAGAGGTGTAAATGAGAAGAAATAATGAGGACCGCTTGACGGGCGGTCATAAACCTGAAAAAACAGAGGATCCGCCACCAATGGCAAATCCAATGGATTTTGTGACTCCCACAGAGTTTGTTGAATTGCCATCAAAAGGTAGGTATCCGACTGGTCATCCATTGTGTGGACAAGACACAATTGAAATTAGATATATGACAGCAAAGGATGAGGATTTACTAACTAATCAATCTTTGTTAAGAAAAGGATTGGCTATTGATAGGGTTATTGATAGTTTAATTAAGAACAAATCTATTAAAGGTGATCAATTGTACATTGGAGATAGAAATGCTATTTTGATTTACGCAAGAGCATCTGCCTATGGTAATATTTACAAGACAAAAGTATCCTGTCCTTCTTGTTCGGCTGTTTCAAAACAAAATTTTGACTTAAATGAACATGAAGTTTATGCTGGAGACAACTATGAACAATATGGAATTGAAATTACAGACAAAATGACCTTCAAAACAACCCTACCCTTATCAGGAATATTAGCGGAAATTAGGCCACTAATCGGAAAAGATGAGCAACAATTGGTTAGAAAAAACAAAGGTAAAAAAATATTAGACAACATTATTACTAACCAAATGAAACAATTTGTCATTTCTTTTAATGAACATAAAGATAGAAAAGTTGTAGATCATGTAATTAATAATATGACCGCGATGGATTCTAAACACTTAAGAAATGTTTTTAAAGCAATATCTCCTGATTTGCAAATTAAAGACTTGTTTGAATGCCCTGAATGTGGACATGAGGAGGAAATGACGGTGCCGTTCGGTGCCGACTTTTTTTGGCCTAACGAATGATTACATGGAACAAGTGTATGAATCGTTTTTTATTTTGAAACACTATGGGGGTTGGTCTCTTTATGAACTTTACAACTTACCCGTTGGTCTTCGAGGTTGGTGGCTTAAGCGCACTATCGAAGAATATGAAAAAGAAAAAAAAGAAATGAACAAATCTAAAAGATAAGATATGCTCGATGTAAAGTCGGGCATTTTTTCTTGATAACTATTTAAGTAGAGAAGGACTCCTATCGATGACTGAACAAGAAAAAGCAGAGTTACTGAAGCAGATTCAGGAAGACTTAAACAAAAAACTTGAATCTGCTGCTGTATTACAAAAGAGAATTAATGAAGAAAGGACTAAATTTAGTAATTTAGTAGAAGACGATTATGATAAACTTATCAAAATCAACGAACTAGAGCAGCAAAGAACAGATGTATTGAAAGAAACGTTGCTAGCAAAATTAAAGGACGTAGATTTTGCGAAAGAATTATTAACAGACCAACAGAAAATAGTTGAACTTAATGCAGAGTATCGAGATCTAGGTGTTGATATCGCAGAAATCATGGCAAGAAATGTTGATGAGACAGAAAAACTAAAAATATTAGAGTCAGAAATCAACTTAAAATATGAAGAACGCAAAAAACAAAAACAAGAAGAAAAGAAAGCGCTTGATGAAATAAAAGGTTTAAATGATAGTATTGCCTCTAGTTTAGGGGCTCAAGCCAGTTTTTCTAAGACAATAACTGGACAAATGTTCAACAAAGCAAAAGCATTAAAAAAAGCAGGATTTAGTTCATTTATGGTTGCAGGTGATTTTGTTAAAATGAGCACAATCAGCGCTAATGTTCTTGATCAAGTAATAAAGATTGCTGTGGGTTTAGATGACGCGTCAAAAGCGTTTGGTAAAATGACAGGTTTTAGCACACAAATGGCCGGCACGTTTCAAAGCGTATATACAAACACAGTTGCAGCCGGAGGATCAATTGAAGAAGCCGGTCAGGCAATGGGTGCCTTGGCTAATAATTTTGCTGCTTTTAATCCAAACGCAAAAGAGACAAATGAGAATTTGGCAACAAACCTTGTTTTAATGCAAAAAATTGGCGTAGACTCAGTATCAGCAGCAAAGTCAATGGATTTTTTCTCTAAAGTTATGAATAAGACTGCTCCAGAAGCGGCGAATTTAACAAGACAAATTGCTATGATGGGCAGTACTATGGGAGTAACTGCATCTAAAATGATAAGTGATTTTCAACAGGTGTCCGGTGATATTGCGATGTATGGTAATAGAACAATGGACGTTTTCAAAAACTTGGCGGCTCAAGCAAAACAAACTGGTGTAGAAATGTCCACACTAGTTTCAATAGGAAAACAATTTGATACTTTTGAAGGTGCAGCAGATGTTTCAGCAAAACTTAATGCTGTATTGGGTACCAGTATTTCCACGATCGATATGATGAATATGTCTTATGATCAAAGAGTGAAGACTCTTAAACAAGAACTCCGAGCAGTTGGTGCTAATATGGATTCAATGGATCCCTACACGCAAATGTACATTGCTCAAGCACTTGGAGTTAGTTCTGTGGCTGAGGCACAAAGGATTTTAAATGCTAGCCAAGAAGAGATTGATGCAAACCAAAGAAAACAAGACGCAGCAAACACAAGACAAGAGGAGTTGTTGTCAATAACGACTCAATTGGTTCCAATATCACATCAATTGAAAATAGCGTTTTCTCAAATGGCGTTAGCACTAGGGCCTCTCATTTCTGGTATTACTGCAATAATACAAGGTTTCACTAGCGTTAATGAATCTGTTGGCGGGGCTTTCATTCCATTGTTAATCATTAGTGCATTATTAGTAAAAGGATTAACAACTGCTACAATAATTTATGACAGTTGGCTTAAAATATCAGCAGCATCAACAGGGGCCTTGACAACAGCACAAACATTGAAGAATCTAGGAGAAGGAGCCAGCCCAGCATTAATGTTTGCAACCGTTGCCGCCATGAAATTAAAAAGTTTATGGTTAGGTATTACTGCAGGTAGCCTGAAAGCATTTGCCCTTGCTGCTGGGATTGCAACATTTGGAATTTTACCTTTGATAGGTATTATTGTTAGCCTGATCACAACTATAGTTCAATCAAATTCTCCACCTTTTTGGCAAATTTTTGGTGTGATAGCCCTTTCCCTTTTGGCCTTTGGTTCAGCGATTTTACCAGTTGTTCCTCTAATACTTGGTCTCATGGGGGCTGTTGCTGGGCTAGTATTGTCAATTACTGCTATGTTTTATGCAATGGAGGTTGGCGCAGAACCGGCTCAAAGACTATTTAATACATTTATTAACAGTGTAGATATCCTTCCGGAATTTGCTGATGGGATTTATCAAATTGCCGCCTCAATTAGTGTCCTAGGAGCAGCAGGGATCATGGCGGCCGCTAGTATGGCTGTTCTTGCAGCATCTATGATGGGTGTCGGTACGGTTTTTGCCGTTGTAGGCTTGCTAGCAAACGTTGGCATCCTGATAGTTGTCGCCAATTCTATGGAAAGAATAGGTGCTGGGATGCAAGCATTTGCATCTGGCTTAGGCCAGATTGCTTCAATATCTTCCATGCTTTCAAGTGCTGCTGCTGACGGTTTTATTGCCTTGAACACTAGTTCCGAAGGTACGAGTATGGTTATTGGATCTGGAGACATAATGAAGAATTTTGTCGAAGGAAAAATCACAGTTGATGTCAATATTCCAGAGATGAAGATGCCTGAAACCACTGTTAACGTTTATTTGGATGGTAAAAAATTAGAGGGTGTGGTTAAAAAGGTCATTTCGAGGGCAGGATAGTGGCTACATTTTGGAATAATTACACAGAGAGAGGTGGGGCAAACGCTGAACAAGTTTCTTACAATTATGCATCAAAAATATTTGTGGGATCTGACATTTCACAAAGATTTGTAGACTTTGGTGCTTTTGTCAGAGACATCAAATACACGGTTAACAAAACTGTTTCGGAACTCTCAGAAAAAGACAAAGACGGTACAGATTATTTACAAAAAGTTACCAGTGTTTCAATGAATATTAATTTTGATGTGCCGGCACATGATGTCGACCATGCAAAAAATAATTTAATTAAAATATCGGAAATCATGAGAATGATTTCTCCAGTTCAGGACGATAATTTATTGTTACCTAGAGTCTACATTCTTTTATCAAATCTAATTTCATCCGGCAATTTTGTGATGAATGACAATCCTACAAATTTTTCAACATTAAAAAAAAATGGCTGTCCCGGTTTCATGAAAGATTTTACTTATGAGCCTGATGTTGAGGCTGGGTACTTTTATGATTCTGATTTTCGTGCTCCTAGAAACATTAAGGTTAGTTTTAATTTTTTAGTTGAAGCCATAGGTATGCAGCAAATTGTTGACCTTGGCGATACTGATAGTGGTGGCGGAGGAACAAGCGTAGAATTAGATACCACTAAAAAACTACCAAACTTTATTATTAGAGGCCTTTGCCATTCAGGAGAGTTTACAGTTGGTGACGAAGGGGGTTGGCCTTTTGGTATAAAAGTTAGGGACTCTAGACATGCTAATAAAGATTATTCATACGAGACATTGAATACAACTGACAATAAATATGCCAGCAGTGTAAAATCATATTTTATGATTGGGAACTGGTATCGAGAACAATTTGGATCTAGAAATTCCCTCAGTGAACTTCCTTACACAAGGATTCTTGGAGACCAAAACCACAGGACATATCGAACACCTGTTTATTGTGTTTTTGAAATGTTTTTAGACAATTTTAAAATGACTAAAAAGACCAATTTAGAACCAAAACCTGTAGATAATGGCTCAGATGTTGGTATTTATTACAATAATTTTGCTGATGATAATTCAGAGTTTAGTATTGACTTTTCCATAGTTGCTGATGATATTGAGCAAGCAAAGAAAAATTGTGGAAAAATACAGATATTATTTAGACTTCTATTAAATGAAAACCAATGGGACGAGGATAATCTTAATTATGCATTACACGATCAGATTAGAAGAAACGTTTACATACCCAATTTACTGGAGCGTATTGATTCCAACAAGGGTGTTGCTCCACCATTTAACAGTTTAATATATGATAACGGTATCATGTGTGTAATTACAAAAATTGATGTTAATCTAAATAATGATTTAGGTTTTTTTATCGACAAAAATGGGAGTGTTAAAAAATATTACCCTAAAGGTTTTTCTATCAGTGTACAAGGTGATATTGTTGGGTATCAAAATACGTATGCTGGTCGACCGAAAAATTACAACTCTCCAAAATTAAGAAAAAAAACCGGTGCGCTTTTAAATGATGAAAATAGACAACAAATACATTTCCCATTTAAGTTTCCACGTAGTTAAAACAAAGAGGACCTCTACATGCCAAAATACAAAAATGAAAAAACAGCACTAAATTCTAATGAATTGTATCAAGATATTTTAGACAAAAGAGGAATAGATTTTGTACAACAAAGAAGAACTTTTGTATTTTCCGGAATGGAATTTTCCTCTATCTCTGTCAATCTTTACACTTGGTCTGTTGGTGATTCATTACATAAATTATCACAAACATTTTACGGCACTTACAATTATTGGTGGGTCATAGGTTTAATAAACAATAAACCAACCGATGCTCACTACAATTATGGTGATGAGATTTTTATTCCCACTAACCCAGAATTAATTGATGAAAGAATAGGAAGGTAATATGGCAAGAACAAATACTGAACTTTACAATCTATACACTGAAAATCTACCCGGCGGATTGAGCACTGTTCCATTTGTTGGTGAAGGCGACGTGGATTGGAGCATAGGAAGAGTTACAAGCGATGGTCAAATCACAAGTGAAGAATTAGAACAGATGGTGGCCATCGGTTTTGACTCGGGTGCACTTTTGTCTGATACCTATGAAAAATACTCGGGATTGTTCGACGGAAAGTGGAATTACTGGTTTTTAATTGATTATTTTAGAAAAGTGTATCCAGAAGTTGAAACAGATTATCTTAAACAATTTGCTGGTATTTATCATGATAAGGTTGCAAAAGGCTCTTTCGGCAACATTGATAGAGCCTCATATATAAACTTTGTTGCTGATGCATTTGATGAACAAATACAACAATTAGGGGAAGTCGAAGGCGGTGGCGCTGGGCCAGCGTTTGGTTTTTTAATAGTTATCCGAAGAAATACAGTTGGTGCGAGTGGGGTTACAATCGAAGACTCATTAAAAGGACTCGCCAACCAAGAAAATCTTTTGGGAGATTATCATGAGACAATTGAACATCACTTTGAAGATACTGTTTCTGGTGCAGCAGATGCACCAAGTCAGGGCCCCGGACAACTTGATGATTTATTGAGAGACAACAGGAAAATTGATGATCGTATGAAAGCATCAATTATGAGTGCGGATGGAACGATTGAAGGGGTAGACGATGAACCTAGTGTGAAAAAAGCACAAGCAGGAGATTTAATTAACTACGCGCAATGTGCCGTGATGCATGACTATGTCAGAGTGTCAAAAATCGAAGATGACTACATTAAAAAAAACAAAGGAGTAATGCCGTGGAGTGGTAGAATCATACCACTTTGGTGCAAAAAACCAGAGAAATTTATCAATTATTGTAATTATGCGGTGTCTTATCAAGATTTTTTTAAAAATAAAACCTTTAATTCCGAAAATAATTTTGCACAGGATTCACAAGATTTAACCCATGTTAATACTTATGGTCAACTAGGGCTTTATGGTACTTTAAATTTTGTTCGTAGAACAAACAGTGGTATACAAGATATCCCGATTGAACTAAATTCATTTAGAAATAGCACTATTGATTTTGTAAAACTAAGAATAGCCAATGCTGTTGAGGCAGAAATCACTAAACTGGGTGCATCCTTTAGAACAGATGCGAGTGTTAAAAATTTATCCAGCGGTCTTTTCAGTAGTTACGCAGAATTGTCTATTTTTCTAGGTGCACCTCAACAAAGTAATGGTTTTGTTAATTTAGAAAATATCAGCGTTAAGTTTGATGGCACAAACCCATCCACAGCCAGAAAAGATGTTGAAGTAGAATTACAATTTGTTTGTGATAATTTTGAAACCTTTCTAACGCAAGCCCTAAATAGTCAAAAACCGGGTGGAATAGAAATAACTTTAGCAGACCTAGTTGCTCTTCCTTTGTCAGATGAAACTATAACAAAAAATGAAATTGGATCATATGTTAAAAGTCAATACAGCCCAAATTACAATAGATTACAGTTAATATTAAAATCGCAATATTTTAAAATAGAAACTTCAGCGGGGGCGGATGACGAGCCCACAACAGAAACAAGTAGATCCGGAGGAAAAAAGGGTTCTAATTTTGAAATTGGATCACCGGTCAAACCTAATCAAAAACACAAGAAAATTATTGAGACAACAAATAATGAAGGTAAGATAACAAAAAAAACAGTATCTCACGAATTGCAAAATTTCAATGATCTGATAATTGACTTGGCTGTGATAGATCATACACTTGAGAGGGATTCTTCCACTGGGTACTTAACATACACTTTAAATTACAGAGGTTATTTTGATTCAATGTTAACAATGCCGGCTTGTGATGCATTGGCTGATAAAGAAATAAACAAAAATAGACAATCTCGAGATAAACTTTTAAGACAAGCAGCCAGAGCCGGTTGTACTAGAGATGAAATGCGAGAAATAATGCAAATAAACAATAATATTGCCGAACAAGAAAAGAAAAGATCGCTACAGTCGATAATTAGAAGATTAATAAAGAGAGATAAAATCTACCCGGTTGACATCCCTAGTAGTTACATTCAGACGTTTATCTCACAAGGTTCTTTCCCAAGGACTGGTGACAACATAGTAGAGATTAAATGGGATGACAAATTTCCAACCGAGGTGGATCCTAAAACATTAGTAACAGATGGAACCAGTGTCTCAAGTGCAGATGCCGATTTAGCAGGGGACTCTGATGTTGAATTAGATGCAATACTTGGTAGTTATGTTTTTTTTCTAGGTGATTTACTTGATGTTATTAGTGATGGTATTTTTAAAGAGGACAGCGATGAAAACACTGATCAATACAGCGTTATGAACCTCAAGTTCATGGCTACAAATTTTGTAATCCCTAATTTGGCTAAAGAAAAAGGATCAAAAAATGATGTGCAGAGAAGTATTTTGAGTGTACCGTTAACACTAGACTTTTTCATATCTTGGTTTAATGACACTGTGATCAATAAAAATTTACTTTATTATCCAATAGCAACTATGATAAAAGATTTAGTTGAAAGGGTAATATCTGGTTTGTTATTTGAAACTTGCTTTTCTTCTCCGGAAGATAATCCTCCACTTTTTAGGTTAATGTACATGACCGATTGCCGAACAGGAAATGAGAAAATAAGTCACCAATGGGCAATAAAATATCCGGATCAAGTTTATGGTGGACAAGGCGAGGGATTCTTTTTACCGGTTGAAACATTTATCAAATCAGAAACGGAAAAAGTTAGACCATTTAATTATCAAAACTCAAGCGTTCCCTCAGACGAAAGAGAAAATTATTGTGTAATTTATGCTATGAGACCTTTAGTGTTCAACAGAAATGCAACGGAGGACATTGCTAACGATCAACAAAGTTTTGATAAGTACATTCCGGTGGTAAATTATGGTATGAAAGATACCACCACAAATTACATTTCAGATGTTAAATTTTCGAAAACTAATACTCCCGGTTTAAGAGAGGCTAGGTATTTTTCTAACATGAACGGATCTCTTAGTCTATTATCAAATGTTTATGATTTATCATTTACTTTTAAAAATAGAGCCGGCAATACTTTGTTCTTTCCCGGCCAAATTTTTGATTTTAGACTTAATGATGTGGGCCTTGGTAGTCCACATACTCTAGATTCAAATGCTTACAACTTAGGTTTTGGTGGATATCATATCATAAAATCGGTTACTTACAATGTTAATCAGAATTCTAAAGATTTTACAATATCAATTGATTCCAAGTTTTTGGATACTAAAGCCGGAAGAGAGTTAGCAAGAAAAAGAAAACAAGACTTAAATAGAAGAATAGAGGGTGCATCAAGCGCGGAATGCGCACAGAAAATCGATACAGCAGAAAGAATATTGAACACCTTAAAAACAGGTGGTGATGCTGCTGATCTTTATCTGCAGATTGAAGCAGAGCAAGCAGACATTGAAGAAGCACAAATACAGGAATTGCTGCAGGAAAACATATCATCTGAACAAGAAACAGAATATGAAAGAGACTTGAGGACAACCTCCGAACAGACCGACAGTGATATCTTGGATCAGTTCTTTGCTGTTCTAGAGGTAAGACCCGCAGATGCTAGCATTGTCTCTGAGGAATTGTCAGATGGATCTTTCGCGATAAATACAGGCTACACCAGTCCAAATGATTACAGTATTTTCAAAATATCATATAATCCGGGCGAAGTTCTACCAGAAGGGGCGGAGGATTATGAGGAGTATTATGTATTGCAACCCCAGACCGATGAATTTGGTGTAGTAACGTATTACACAGAAAAATGCGATGATGAAAACTGTTCAAATAAATAAAAAAGGAGTGTTTTAAGTGTCTAGAAAATTTAAATTTAATAATTCTATGGAGAGCACTAAAAAAAAGATGTATTTTAGAGCAAAATACGGTACAGAGGCTTATGCAGAAAATGATGGCATTGGTCCAATAATGACAAAAGATTTTAATTTTTTGGAATTACAAAATTATGGGCTTATTGACAATGAAAATTACTCAATCATTCCTCGAACTGAATATCTTGTAAATATTAACGAATCGGACCCTCAATCCCCTAGAGTATTTGATTTTGTAGCAGACGCATTAGCACTAATGAAAATGAATTTTGCTATTGCCGCAAACAAAGGTCTTATTGCAAGAGAAGGAGTATTTCAAGATTTCACAATAATAGAGGCTTACAGTAATCCAAAAATAAAATATGATAATTACATGGCAAATTTTTTAAAATCATTTAATAATTATTTTATTCGAGAAGAAATTGGTATTGATAATATAACATCATATTATGACTATGTCAAGAATTTTATTAATTTAGTTGAATCACACTCCAAAAATGTACCTGTAACTTTATCAAGATTTAATAAATCTACTGATTCTAGTGTGTTGGATTCTGGCTTAGCGGTAAAATATTTTGAAATCGGATATGATGATGACCAAACAAAAATTGATGCAATAATTGATCAACCTTCTTTTGATTATTTTAAGAATCTATGTTTAAATTTTGGTTTTTCTATTTCTCACAATAATCCTAATATTCTGGTCTATGATGTGGCAAGCCCCGCTTCTCAGACTTTATTGCGTAACAGGCAGATATTAGGATTAAATAGTCTTTTCAGATCAAGATACACCAGAACGTATTTTGACGATATTAATCGCTTAATAAATAATATTAATATATATTATAATAGGTTTGTTTTATTAAATCCAAAATACAAAAAATTCTATACAGTATGTAATAAGACTTATTTTGATACAATTGATAGACAACCTGTTGATCTTTTATTTAGACCATCAGATAATTTTTTGTTAGATATGTACGCTAGGATTAGAAATGGTGAAGAAGACCTCATCTACAGTGACAAAAAAATAAAACAAATAATAAAAAAAGCAAAATATTTAAACAAAAAACTTGACATTGATAATGCAATGGGTTACATTAGTAATGTATTCAAAGATCAGGTTTGGAACAAGGATTATGGTTATCATGATTTATTACAAAAAATTAATGAGAGCCCTTATGCACAATCTGGTCGTAGAATAAGAGGACAAGGTGAAACAACATCATCACCACAATCAGATTCTTCCCCAACAGGAGGAACCACATCAGGATACTAGGAGGACAAATGGTATTTCAATTAATGGACGACAAAAAAGACTGCATAGGGGTGTTTTCAAATGGTGAATTTACTTACGATAGAATCCCAGATAACTTAACAGGAACTTGGGGATTCTCAGAGCACTTAGAAGATCGACACATACAATATGCTTATTTGTGGTCACAAGGGTCTCCAATTTCAGACATCTGCCCTGAACATTTGGTGAATAGATGGAAAGTTGCGGAAAGTAAAATTAAAGGTCACTTTAAATCCTTTTACACATGCAAAATTAATATGGATAATGTATGCTTTTTTGACCTTGTACCAAACAAACATTTACAGCATTATTTCCAAACTAAAAATGAAATTTGTGATTGGGTTTTTTCAAATGTTGACAAACCAATACATTACGGGCTATTGCATGACAGTTATATAACCATACAAAATCTTCAAAAACGTGCCCTACACGTTAACAAGCACAAATTATTTCGTTATTCACAAAATGATGCGAAAGCAAGAAATTTGTGGAATTGGATAAAAGATAGAAAAGAGGTGCATATTAAATACAACCTCTTTGGTAGCGTCACAGGACGCTTAACAACGATGGAGGGGTCATTCCCCATAATGAATCTTAAAAGCGAATTAAAGGACATTGTCGAGCCCAAGTGGGACTGTTTTTTAGAACTTGACTTTAATGCCGCAGAGATAAGAACAATGATTTCCCTAATGGGACAAGAACAACCACAGGAGGATATTCATGAGTGGAACATCAAAAACATATTTAAAGAAGATATTAGCAGAGGACAAGCAAAACAAAAATTTTTTGCATGGCTCTACAATTCGGAAAACAAAACTATCGATTCTGAATTCTATAGCAAAAACGCTCTCGTCGAAAAATTTTACGACGAACAAGAAAAAATATTACAAACCCCGTTTGGTAGAAGGACAACTTGCGATCGATTTCACGCGCTCAACTATCTCCTTCAATCCAGTTCCTCTGATAACTGTTTGGACCGGGTCAATAAAATCGAAAAATTCTTAAGAGATAGGAAAAGTTATGTCGCCTTTACTGTACACGATTGTGTTATTATCGATCTTCATCGGGATGATCGCGATCTTATTCCACAATTAAAGCAAATATTTGAAGAAACCAAACTTGGAAGATTTTTATCTTCTTGTCATATCGGTAAAAATTTAGGACAAATGAAGGAATTTACATGGTAGTACAAGAGGGCGATTTAATAATCACTTTACCAAAAGTCGCAAAAATACAAGCGGTTGTAAATTTGCATGGTGGTGAGATGGGTGTCGTTGTGGAGACACATGAAAGACTTGATAGTTTAAATGTTTTCGCTGTGGTAATAAATAACCATATTTACTATTTGTTTGAAGATGAATTTGAAAAATTGGAGGAAAAATGTTAATCGTTGGTATTGGCCAAGCCGGATGTAATATTGCAAAACTTTTTGAACAACATGAACAGTATCATGTTATTCAACTTGATGAAGGTAAGGGAATCAAAAAATGTAGTTCAGTGGAAGAATATGATCAGGTAAATTACAAACCTCGCAAGAAGGCCATCAAATCAGCCACTGAGGGCATTCTATTTGTTTGCGGTAGTGGTAAGATATCTGGTGCTACACTACGCGTTCTAGAGGCACTGAGGCACGTTAAAATGCAAGTTGTTTACCTTTGTCCTGATCTAGAATATTCTTCTACGGAAGAGAAGCAAAGACACAAGGTTCATTTTAATGTCTTACAGGAGTATGCTAGGTCAGGTATGATATCTGAATTGATTTTGTTGTCTAATAAAAAATTATTTGGAGTTGTAGGTCATGGAACAGTTTATGAATATTATGATAAAATTAATTTTTTTATTTATTCTACAATACACACACTTAATTATTGTAGAAATGTAAAACCAGAGTTTGGATCAGTCCATACGCCAAAGATAATCAGCAGTATTTGTACTTTAAGTTATGGTAAAGTAGAAGAAAATGAAAAAAAGATGCTTTTTCCACTTGACAACATAACCGAAACCAGTTATATTATTAACATAAATGAGGATGATTTATCAAATGATGTTGATCTTTTGCCCAATATCAAAGAAATGGTTAAAAGCGATATTTCAGATGAAATTGTTTCATTTGCAATTTGGTCGACAACAGAGGACCAAAATTATTATTATGTAAAACACTCTACACATTTTATTCAAGAAATTTCTTGACAAACAATGTCAAACGTGTTACATTATTGTATGTTTAAAAAAGGAGAAATTATGAGCATTACACAAAAATTCCCAGTACACACAGGTACTTTTATTACTATGAAAGGTGACAAAAGAACGATGTCATTTATTAAAATGACTGATCTTCCAACTTCTGTCACGAGTGTTTTCACTCGAGCCCGAAGTCTCAAGCCCGGATTTGAAACTGTTTACGATGTTGACAAAGGACAGTTTCGCACTTTTAATTACAATTCGGTTATTGGATCTCTTCAGACATCCTTTCGTAATGTAACTATCAACAGTTAGTCCTCAAGGTTTTGTTCGTTTTTCCTCTAAAAAACGTTCATTTTATTCTTAAGGAGAAAAAATGATAGTATTCATGATTACTTTATTAATTGGTTGCGGTGAAAAAGCAGACGATTCGGCTGTCGATACATCAAGTACTGAACAAGAAAGTTAATAAAAAAACTTGACACGGTTTAAAATTCGTGTTATATTAATATTGTGAGTTAATTTTCACAATAAAAAATAAACCGGGAGTATGGTTAAAACCCTGCTCACCTTAAAAAATAGCAATACAACAGGAGAATTACTATGGCTATAGATATTGAAGCGATGCGCGCCAAACTTAATGCATCTAAAACTGGTAAAAGAGAATCAAACAATACGAAATGGAGACCGTCACAGGGCGACCAAACAATTCGTATTCTACCTACAGAAGACGGAGATCCGTTTAAGGAATTCCACTTCCATTACAATGTAGGCAAAAATCCCGGAATTCTATGTCCCAAGAAAAACCATGGAGAGGATTGTCCAATCTGTGATTTTGCGTCTAAATTATGGCGTGAAGGAGTTGAGAATGATGATAGTACGTTAAAATCAGAAGCGAAAAAACTTTTTGTTCGTAAGCGTTATTATTCACCAATCCTTGTTCGAGGAAAAGAATCTGAGGGAGTAAAAGTTTGGTCTTATGGAAAGACCGCGTATGAAACCTTGCTGGGTTATGTCCTCGACCCTGACTATGGTGATATTACTGATTCGGATACTGGAACAGACATAGTATTAAACTATGATATTCCGGGAACTCCCGGGTCTTTCCCTAAGACCACCCTAAAACCTCGTCGACGTCCGAGTGTACTTTGTGATGACGCTGTTGCTGATTGCGATCAGTTGCTCGAGTCAGTCCCAAATATTGGAGATCTTTTCGATCGAAAAACACCTGAAGATATACAGGCTTTACTAGATGACTTTCTGTCTAACGACACGTCCTCTGAAAGTAGGTCTAGTGAAACCACTAAGTACTCAGATAAGTCCTCGGACGTTGACAAGGCTTTTCAAAATTTCATGAACGATAAGTAAGTCGTAGTCCTCCTGTGTTGAAGGGTGTGCCGCCTACCCTGCTGAAAAAAGTGGCGGCATTTTTTCGGAGGTTAATATGTCAGCGCAAGATGATTCACGTGAAAATAAGCAGAAAAAACTGTTTGGTTTTGGAGGCCATAAGCGAGGGGAAAAATACGATTTTATTCTAAATGGTGTGAAAGGTGAATTAAAAACAAAAAAAACTGGAAAAAACTGTTCTACTAAAAGAAGATTTACCTTGGAAACTGTTGCTTTGTGGAAAGAAACAGATTTCATAATTTCTGAATATGACGAAAGTAATTCCAAAGAATTAACAGGAGTTCACTATTATCTACCAGCAGGATCTTTAAGTTCTTGGTTAGAAGCACAAAAAGTCAAGTTATTTGAGGGTTCTAATAAAAGACTAGGCTACAATGATATTGACATTTTAAAGAAAAACATAGATAAAGAAATGACAAAAGAAGATCTTGTAAAGATCAACCAAATTTTTGAATTATGTATCAAAAGTGTGTGTTTAAATTGTCCGACAATACCACACAGTTACATCAAAAAATATGGGATTTTATTGAAAGAAGAAAATTTTGAGAAACAAAAAAACTACTTAAAGGAGAATAAAAAAATTGGGTAAAGTAATAAAAATGACTACGAAACCGGGAAAAATAGATATTAGTGCAATGAAGAAGTTCGTCAATAAAAAAGTTGGACTTGACGTTGCACATGATCTTCGGCAAGATAATCCTACCGAAGTAAAGACTTGGATCCCTACGGGGTCTAGATGGCTTGACTCTATTACAGTTAGAGGAAAGTATGGTGGTATCCCTGTTGGGAAAATCACCGAGATTGCTGGACTGTCATCAGCCGGTAAATCTTTTATGGCTGTTCAGATAGCCGCCAACGCTCAGAAGATGGGTCACACTGTGGTTTACTTCGACGCTGAAAGTGCTATCGATCCAAAGTTCCTTACCGATGCTGGTGTAAATACAAATGAACTTTTGTATGTACAAGCAGTTTCAGTTGAGAAAACATTGGAAACCATTGAGGATCTTATGGGTGAATATCCTGAGACCCAATTTCTTTTCATCTGGGATAGCATTGCTGCTACTTCATCTGAAAAAGAAATTGAATCGGACTTTAATCCACAATCCACAATGGCGGTTAAGCCCCGCATATTTGCTAAGGCTTTTCCAAAACTAACAATCCCGCTGGCTAATCAACAGTGTACTCTCATTTTGATTAATCAGTTGAAAACTAATATTACTAGTAATGTTGCAGAAGCGATGACCACGCCTTTTATTGCTCCCGGTGGCAAGGCTATCGGGTATTTTGCATCGATGCGTGTATGGTTGACAAAGCGCAAAGCCAAAGCGGCTTTTGTTACTGATGGTACTGGTTTGCGGATTGGCTCCGAGGTGAAAGTTAAGATTGAAAAATCAAGATTTGGCACCGAAGGTCGCACCTGTGGCTTCAAGATACTTTGGGGAGATAAAGTTGGAATTCAAGATGAAGAATCTTGGCTTGAAGCACTCCGTTTATCCGGATCATCCCGATTTCGGGTAGGTGGAGGATGGTATTACCTTACCGATTCAAAAGGTAAGGAGCACAAATTCCGGTCATCAAGTTGGATTGATAAACTTAAAGATCATAAATTCAGATCAATCGTATTTGAGATTATGGATGAAGAGATTATCAAAAAATTTGATTCAGAAGGAAAAAACTTCTCCATTGAAGATGATAAAGACTGATACTCTTTATTTATTATTCTTCCTAATCCTCCTTATTGTAATGATAAGGAGGATTTTTTTTATCAAATTATTTGACAAGAGATAGATAACCCGTTATAATATAAACATATTAGGAGGACATTATGCAGAAGATAAATTTCTGGCAGAAAAACACAGACAAAACAAGAGTTCATCAAGGACTGCTTGTTGAAGATAAAGAGACAAAATTCATTGTAAAAGTTGGGCAATACCAAATAGAATATCATTATCCAAAATCTTCATATGATTATGAAATAGTGGAGGAAAAATGAGTAAAGTTATGCTTATTGATGGACTGAATATGTTTATCCGCAGTTACATCGTAAACCCAACTTTGGATAAACACGGTAATCCTATTGGGGGTTGCATAGGGTTTCTAAAATCTTTACAAAAAGTTTGTAGAAAGTTTCAACCTCAAGAGGTGATTGTTGTTTGGGATGGTCATGAAGGTTCTCAACGTAAACGTGCGTTAAACAAAGAGTACAAAGAAGGCAGAGGTCCAATAAGATTCAATCGTAGGTTAATTGAATTATCACATGAAGAACAAAAAAAGAATAAAGCCTATCAACTTATTAGGCTAATGGAGTACTTAAATGAGTTACCAATCATTCAAATTACAATCGACTATGTTGAGGCCGATGATGTTATCGCTTATGGAGCACGGCACCTTGTTTACGGAGGGTGGGATAAAATCATTGTCTCTTCCGATAAAGACTTTTTTCAACTCTGTGATGACCACACATACATCTATCGACCCATCCAAGATAAGATTGTTTCAAAAACCACTATTCTTGATGAGTTTAAAATTCATCCCAGTAATTTTGCCCTTGCTCGTGCAATTGCTGGAGACAAAAGCGATAACCTTCCCGGTGTGTCTGGCGTTGGGCTTAAAACAATCGCTAAACGTTTCCCTTTCTTGGCTAACTCAGAGGAGTATGATTTTCAAGCAATTGTTAAAAGTTGTGCAATGCAAACAAAAAGGCTTAAACTACATGAGAACATTTTACAATCTACCGATTTGGTAAAAAACAACTACAGTATCATGCAACTTTACAATCCAAACATCAGACCAATCAACAGAATATTTATTGATAATACGATATTAAAGTTTGAACCTGAGTTTTCGCGCTTAAAGTTTACAAAAATGTTGTTTGAAGATGATTGTTCATACATCAACTTTGACGAATTATCAGCAGTAATGAAAAAAATAAAAAGATAGACAAACTTTTTGACAAATCAAAAATTAGAGTTATAATTAATAACACAACGGAGGACACATGAGTATTAATAACGACCACGAAACCTTTTCTCGTTTTGGGAAAAAATTCCAAGAAAATATGTGCCAATTAATGTTAGAGGACAGACCATTTTATGATCAGATCTCGGAAGTTTTGGACACGAATTTCTTTGAAAAAAAATATCTACAGATATTTATAGAGACACTGATGAACTATCGTGAGAAATACGATACTCATCCTAATCACGAGGTAATGATGTCTCTTTTGAGAACCGAACTTAATCACCATGATAAAGCAACGGCCGGCCAAGTAAGATCTTTTTTCGCCAGAATACATACATCAGATGGCATAGAAGAAGCAGCCTATGTAAAGGATCGTGCCCTTGATTTTTGCAGAAAACAAGTATTAAAACAGGCGATGATGAAGTGTGTTAAATTATTAAAGTCATCGTCCTTTGATGAAATAGAGAAAGTTATTCAAGAGGCACTAAAATTAGGAACTGACAATAACTTTGGTCATGATTTTCACAAAGATGCATTGGCACGATTTGAAATTGAAAATCGTAGCCCCATAACAACCGGCTGGAGTCGTGTTGATGAAATTTGTAAAGGAGGTTTAGGTAAAAGTGAATTGGGTGTTGTTATTGCTCCTACTGGTGCTGGTAAGTCAATGGTTTTGGTCCATTTGGCAACGCAGGCTTTAAAACAAGGTAAAACGGTAGTCTACTACACGTTGGAGTTAAAAGATAAAGTTGTTGGGAGTAGATTCGATTCTTGTTTAACACAGATTCCTCTAAACGAACACAGAGAAAGGAAGGATGAGATACTAAATAAAATACAAGACATTGAAGGATCTTTGATTGTGAAAGAGTATCCCACAAAATCGGCATCAGTGCAAACAATAAAGAATCATATTGAGAAACTAAAAAAGAGAGGTATTCATCCGGATATTATTCTGGTTGATTATGCAGATTTATTAAGACCCACTAGGACATCCGGAGAAAAGCGTCATGAGTTAGAGGAAATCTATGAGGGCTTAAGAGCATTGGCTCAAATTTATGAACTACCTTTGTGGACAGCCTCTCAGACAAATCGCTCCGGATTAAATGCCGAGGTTATCACAATGGAATCAATCTCGGAGGCTTTTAATAAATGTTTTGTTGCTGATTTCATATTTTCTTTATCGAGAACAGTACAAGACAAACAAGCAAATAAAGGAAGAGTGTTTGTTGCAAAAAATAGAAATGGACCCGACGGAATGGTTTTTCAAGCGTTCGTTGATTGGTCCGATGTAACAATTAAAATTCTAGACAGAGGTGAAGACTTAGATATTATGCAATCTACGACCGAGGCTTTGTCAATTTTAAGAAAAAAGTATCAAGAAATATCATCAAAATAGGAGAGCAAGAATGGAATTAGAGAAAAAAATCTTGTCAGATGTCACGGTGTATATGAAATATGCCAGATATTTACAAGACGAGAATCGTAGAGAAAACTGGCATGAGTTAGTTACTAGAAACATGAACATGCATATTAAAAAATTTCCCAGTTTGGAAACAGAGATCAAAAATGCATACGAATTTGTGTACGACAAAAAAGTTTTACCCTCTATGAGATCGATGCAGTTTGGAGGAAAACCAATTGAGGTGTCTCCGAATCGTATTTTTAACTGCGCATACACACCAGTTGATAATTACCATGTATTTTCTGAAATAATGTTTTTGTTGCTTGGCGGCACTGGGGTTGGTTTCTCTGTGCAAAAACACCATGTAGAAAAACTACCAGAAATAAGAAGACCTTCCTTGAGAAGTCGTAGGTTTCTTATTGGAGATTCCATCGAGGGTTGGGCAGATTCTGTAAAGGCTCTCATTGTTTCGTTTTTTAAAGGTACATCGAGACTCCGTTTTGATTTTTCTGATATCCGTCCTAAAGGTGCAAGATTAGTTACGTCTGGAGGAAAGGCTCCCGGGCCACAACCACTCAAAGAGTGTTTAGTAAAAATAGAAGGAATACTAGATGAAAAAGATGACGGAGAACAACTTACTCCCATTGAAGTTCATGATATCATCTGCTACATTGCGGATGCGGTTTTGGCTGGGGGCATTAGGAGGGCTGCTCTTATTTCCCTTTTCTCTGCTGACGACAAAGAAATGCTCGCAGCAAAATCAGGAAACTGGTGGGAACTCAACCCACAGCGAGGCCGAGCAAACAATTCTGTCGTGCTTATGCGTCATCGTATTGATCGGAACACTTTTATGTCTATCTGGGATAGAGTTCGTGAGTCTGGATCTGGAGAGCCGGGTTTTTATTTCTCCAACGACAAAGACTGGGGAACAAATCCCTGTTGCGAAATAGGCTTGAGACCAAATCAGTTCTGTAATCTTACTGAGGTAAACGTTAGTGATGTCTCAACTCAACCTGAACTAGAAGAAAGAGTGGCTGCTGCAACGTTCATAGGTACCCTTCAGGCTTCTTACACGGACTTTCACTACCTGAGGCCTGTCTGGAAACGTACAACGGAAAAGGATGCCCTTATTGGCGTTTCTATGACGGGTATTGCTTCGGGTGGAGTATTGAATTTAGACTTAACAGCGGCTTCTCTTGTGGTCAAAAGAGAAAATAGAAGAATAGCGATGCAAATTGGAATAAAACCAGCGGCTAGAACCACTTGTGTAAAGCCGGCCGGGACCACCTCTTTGGCATTAGGAACATCATCGGGTGTTCATGCGTGGCATAACAACTATTATCTACGCAGAATTCGCGTAGGAAAAAATGAAGAAATTTATTCTTATTTAATAAATAATATCCCAGAATTGATTGAAGATGATAAGTTTCGCTCACATGATACTGCGATCATAAAAATACCACAGAAAGCACCCGACGGAGCCATAACACGCCATGAGAGTGCTCTAGATTTACTAAAAAGAATAAAGCATATGAGTGACACTTGGATTAAAGGTGGTCACCAAAATGGTAACAATGGTCATAATGTATCTGCAACTGTGACAATCAAACCAGATGAATGGAAAGCAGTAGGTGAATGGATGTGGTTAAACAGAAGCAGTTACAATGGACTTTCAGTATTACCTCACTCTGATCACACCTATGTTCAGGCACCTTTTGAAGATTGTACCAAAGAAGAGTATGAAAATTTATTAACTTACTTAAAAAGTATTGACTTGGACCTAATTAAAGAAGAGAAAGATGAAACAAATTTATCAGGCGAACTAGCATGTGCTGGTGGGTCTTGTGAAATTTTTTAGGAGAAAAAAATGAGAGATAGACTTGAATTAATTATTGAAGAACTTAAGTTAGCCATGGCGGATGTGGATAAAGTTGAGTGTGGTTCTTATGGATACAAAGCCGCTGCACCTCGTGCACGTAAAGCAGCATTAACTGCCATTAAAGAACTTAAAGAGTTGAGAGCAGAGATTCAACAAAAGAAAAATTCTCATGAATAATTGTTGACATTTGTGTAGAATTGTGTTATAATATGTTAAAAGGCATTTGCTATATTTATGATGGAGAAAACATGTACCTTGAGCCACACAACAGACACATTCTTGTTCACCCTTTAGACACCGAAGAGGAACAAACAAAATTTATTTTACCAGACGATTATAAAATACCAAAATCGGCTTTCCTCGTTTGTGATGTGTTAGGTGTCTCTGATGATTGTAGTATATCATTAAAGATTGGGGATACAATTGTAATTGAAAGGAGAATGTTACACGAGATAAAAGCAATGGGAGAAACTAATTACCTAGTATTGGAAAATTACGTTTACGGGAGACTACAGGATGAATAAAGAAAAACTAAAAAAAATTATCAAACAGGTTATACATGAGAACAGACAAAAATCTGTACTTCTTGAGGAACCGGTTATAAGTGAAGATAGACAACCTAAGTATGAAAAACTTATGGGCATTTTACAGGGAGATTCTGACATAAAGACTGTAGGTATTATGTCGGGACAAAATCCTATGGCTACAGCGCCGGATCCTCGTTTTAACGTTCTTCTGGATAGAAAATTCAAAAAAAGATTGGATCAACTTGGTCTTAAATCAATGGCTATTGGAGGCATCTTTGGTGGCCTCACAGAAAAGTCTAGAGTTATTCTAAACGTAAGTGAAGAACAGATGGATCAATTAAATCGTGAGTTCAAGCAGTGGGGATTTGTCTTTGGAAAAAAAATAGCAATCAAACCCGGAGAAAGTTTCATGGCATTTACTATGTATGAAATTGATTACGATAACGACATGGGATACCGAAAGGATCCATATTCTAAAGAAACAGGCTTTGTTATCAAGGACACTGAACTAAAAGGTGTTGATGATAATGTATCGTTTGATCCAACCTCTGGTAAAAAGTTTGGCTTAGAACTCTATCCCAAAGAGGATTAGAATGGATTACCAAAAAACAATTAACCTATACGGAGACGGAATAGGAAAAGTGCAATACATAGATCACATGGGCTCTGACCTCACAATCGTGAACAGTGCCCGTGTTTCATTTGGAGTAGAAAAGGAGGAACTAGATGCTCGAGATAAGAAACTTATTAATTACCTTGTTAAACACAGACACACGAGTACGTTCGAGCACAATGTGGTTACCTTTAAGTTTGTTGTTCCTCTTTTTGTGCGGTCTCAACATATGCGACATAGGACTTGGTCATACAACGAGATTAGCAGACGATATACAGATAAAGATCTTGCTTTTTATAGCCCAACTTCATTCCGTACACAACATAAGTCCAACAGACAATCTTCTAATCAGGATGAAGTAAATCCAATTCTTTATCCTGACTTATCTGATCCATCCTTTGGTATTTCTTGCGCAGAAGAGTTGCGAATGCACATAGGAAGATCGAGAATTTTATTTGATAATTTACTAGCAGCAGGAGTGTGCCGTGAGCAAGCAAGAATGGTTCTTCCTCAAAATATGTACACAGAATATTATGGAACAGTAAACTTAAATAATTTATTAAAGTTCATCGGGCTTAGAATTCATGAGGGGGCACAAAAGGAAATACAGGATCTTGCCTTAGCCTGTCTTGATATCACAACAGATCTTTGGCCAGATGCAGTTGGTGCATACAGGAATCATAGGGGTGTTTAAGAAGGGAGATTTATTCAAATTAAATAGAAGTGGAGCAATCTTGTTTCAACATTTGACAGCCTCGGTGGGTATTGTTGCATCTGATCCAAAGCGCATGTATGAGCATGATCTTGACGTAAGAGTAAAATATTATGCATACGATGTATTAGTTTGTGGCCAACTATTTATGGAGATACCAAGTGAATTATTACACAGGATAACAAAAGATGAAAAAAATATTAAATGAGTGGAAAATTTTTCTCAAAGAAAATTCGAGATTTGAAATTGATAAAGAACTACAAAGACACCTCACCAGTATTTTATTAGGTAAAATTGACTTTCCTCAAGTCTATAGATATTCTGATGGCGGTAGCGCCTACAATAAATATGCAGCAATTGTAAAGTCTAATGATATTGTACAACAGAAAGAATCAGAACTTGAGAGTCTACGAACTGCCCGAAAACAAACTGAGAAAAGGACACCTGAGAGAAAAAAAATTGATAAACAAATGAATAAACTTGGTCTAGAAATTGGTAATACAATGGGAGGCCTCTCTTATTATTGGTACAAGGCTGGAGGCAAGGAAGCGGCCTCTTTCATAGTGGATAAAAAATTAGATGTTTTTCTAGCACAATTATCAGAAGAGCAAAAGGAACATTTTAAAAATAATTATCTCGAATACTTGGGCTTTGCACAAGGTTCTTTAGGGGTGTCCTTTCCTGCTAAATTACCTCGTAAAACCAAATTTGTTGGTGACGTTCAAGTGGATGATGTTTGGCTTGTTAACGATGGACAATCATTGCTCATGCAGACTGTTAGTTCTTGGGCAAAATCTTGAGGTGTAAATGCAAGAAATAGATTTGTATTACAAAGATTTAAATATTGGAAGAACTTTAACGTGCCTTTTACACTCATTTAAAACAGAGACAGCGTGTATATTAACTAATCCATCTCCACCTTTTAAGTTTGATCAACACATATCACAGTATGATTTTACCTTCTTAGGCATTGAAGACTCAAATCCACAACAAGCATGGGACAGACTATGTTTTTTGTTAAGTATGTCTGGTTTATTGTTGTTTCCTAATAATATTTCTAACGCACGAATGAGCGAAAAAATTGTAGAAATCGTAACCAACAATAATCAAAAAATTAATATTAAATGTGATAATATTAACGTATTTGATAATGATGAGACTGGATGGTACTATGTTTATGATTATTTTGATTGGAAATCTGGCTCCTCTCACGACTTAGATTGTATCGATGACTCTGATGATAGTTTCATAAAAAAAATCATTTTCTACTCTTCAGAAAGAGACAGGGTTAGTAATAGTGTTAAAGATTTGGTGGGTGTCTCATACATGAGAGAAGATGAACTAGAGAGCCTTGAGTCCTCACCAACCTATTCTAGACTTAAAATGTTAAGGATGATGAAGGATGCCGGCATTAGAGGTAGAGTTACAGGATACAATTCCAAGGGTAAAGGAACCTACACAACACCAATTATTGAATTTAATAAAAGAATTACAAAACCAGATTTTAAACCCACCATATCACTTCATGAAGTGTACAATATGCCAACGGAGCAAGGATACACGTGGAAATTACTAGAGAAAATAATACAAAATATTTCCATTTAGCCGGTATTGTTCCTGTTGCGGGTCAAACTTTGGATTTTAATCAACTATGGCCAGATTGCTTAATGCCAATCGCACCTGACTTTACTCTATTAGAGGCTGCAGTCGCTGAATGTGCTTGGGCCGGATGTGATACTATTTGGATAATTTGTAATGATGATATAGCCGGGCTAATAAAAAAGAAAATTGGAGATTTCGTCGGTGATCCGGTATGGGCTTATCGTAAATTCGATAAATACCCTGACGAAAGTAAGAGACAAATACCTGTTTATTATGTACCAATTCATCCAAAAGATAGAGAGAAAAGAGATTGTCTTGCTTGGAGTGTCTTACACGGCTCCCTAACCGTTTTTAAAATAGCGGATGAGTTATCCCACTGGTTAGTGCCAAATAAATACTATGTTAGTTTTCCTTATGGTTATTTCCCTGCTTGGCAACTTCGAGAACACAGATCAGTAATATCTTCAGCAAAGAATATTTATCTAACATCCAATAATAAATCAATGAAAGATAATTTTTATTGTTCTTTTACTTTTGGCAAGGATGAATTCATAGAATTTCGAAAAGTTATTAAATCAGGCACAGGAAGATGGAGGCCCGGAGTTGATTACAAAGAATATGATGAGTTGCCAATTGAAGAAAGATGGTCGGCAAGATTTTTTGAATTAGAGCAGGTTTTTGCCCCATTTGTTACCGAACGGGCACGAGAGATACAAATTGAAAGTTTTTACAACATAGGGTCATGGCAACAATATCAACGTTTTATGTCTGAAAATTTAGATAAAGATATAAAAAGGCCAACCAAAACTATATTAATAAATCAAGCATTTAAACCAATTGCAAACGACTATTTAAAAAAAGATGATGATAAAACTTGACAAGTGATGTAAAACAAGTTAGGTTATATATGTGAGGATAAATTATGAAACAAGTGATGAACAACTGGCGGGGTTTTATCAACCCAGATTTGAGCCCAATCATAAGAAAAAGATTAGAAGAGGCACTTACTCGACGTCAATTCTTAGCAGGATCCGCTGCGGTGGGTTTACTTTATGCTATTATGAATACCGATTATTTTAAGTCATTAAGCGATACTCAGCAAGATGAACTAATAGATGCTAGCCCAGAAGAGTTAGCGATGTTAGATTTAGAAGACCCAGAATATGCCAAGGCTGTACAAGAGTATGAAAAGGAAAAAAGCGGCTCTTCTCAAAAAGATAAATACGAGGGTCTAAGTCCAAGTGAAATTAAACAACTACAATTTTCTAAGATTGGAAAATTAATGATAGCACCAAAAGAATTGGAAGACGGCAGAGAATGGCGTCTAGCGCCCACATCACAAAGTCAAGTCAACGGCTATTACGCTTATGCGACAGAGTTGGATTTGGACCTTATAGCAGATACAAACCCAGAGATAGCAAAGGCTATGGATCTAGCGTATGATTTTTACAAGGGATTTGGTCTCACTAAATTAATGAGGTATGTATATGGCCAACCAGAGTTCTTTAGTTATACCTCTGCTATTGACGCAAATGAAGGTAAGTTATTTGACACTATTGAAACTGAGGCTACACAAACCAACTACTTGACTGGAAAGACAGAGAACATAAAAGTTAGAAAACTTCCATTGGCATGGACAATAGCCAATAGAGTCCTTATCGATCAGGTTTCTTTTTTAGAGGAAGAGTTAAAGTCAACAAAAACAGAAGAGGAAGTTGATGCTGTTTTAGAAAAATACGGTGTAGGCACAGATTTTGGTAAAGGCTATTCAAGAACATCAAAATATGATGTGCTTAAAAAATTAAAAAAAACAGCCGGTAATTCACTAAGCAGAATAGAAGATGATAGCAGGGTTGTTGGAAAACACAGTAATTAATTGGAGGAAAAATGTTAAGAATTGTGAATATTATTTTAGCCATATTGGTAGTTTTAGGTATTTATTTTACCACTGAATTTGAAGATAAATCTGAAAAACAAGAAGTGGTTGAAATTTATCCGGGTGACACCGCTGATGAATACGAGAAAATAAAAGAATTATTGGGGTCCGAAAAGGCTTCGACGGAGTAGAATCAAGGGGAGAGTGCATGCAGGTGTGAACCAACCTTAATCGTTCAAATTTTATAAACGCAAACAATAATTTGTATTTCGAAGAAGCCCTAGCGGCTTAATCGGGTGGCCGCTCCGAGCCATCTATCCAAGAGGAGCAAAACAACAGGACAGTTGCAAAAATCAAAACAACTCGATGCAACAGGACGGTAAGCATCGTTTTACAACCGTCTATCTTGCTGGCTAGAGAAATAACCAGATAAGCATGTGAATGACTCAAACTAAGACTATTGCGGACGCGGGTTCGATTCCCGCCGGATCCACCAAACATTGCGGGTGTGGCTCAGTGGTAGAGCATCGCGTTGCCAACGCGAGGGTCGTGGGTTCGAATCCCATCACCCGCTTATTTTAAACATTGGAGACAAAATGAGATATATTTTAATGGCATTTATTTTGAGTTGTACAGAGGTGTCAATTTCAAAAGTGCCAAACACAGTCAATGACACACAAGGTCTAGTGCCTACAGACACCTCAAAGCCCTCAGAGCCGGCCTCAGAACCCTCTACAGAGCCTATGGAAGGTATCGGAGGGTATGTACACTATCACTTACGACAAGTGGCTTGTCCGGCTTGTATGGGCGAGACAAGCGAGATCACACTTGAGTTTGATGCGAGGTTTCATGAAAAAATTTCGGATACTTACACTCGACATGTTCCTGTCCAAGGTCAATGCACACAGAACGTTAATGAAATAGTGCCTGTTGTTTCTCTTATGGATTTTGGATCCGAGATTAAAGCAACTGCGAATGGTCAGACCATTCATGCTTACAAAACAGCGCAAGGTAATTATTTTAACACTTGGTATTCAGACTCTACCTACATCAGGGACACGATACATACTATCTCACGTGAAGATAATTATGAGTTTGCCCAGTTCATATCTTTTCACG